GAATACAGCCGCAATCTCCAGACTTTAATGGATAGGGGCGATATAAACCAATGCTCTTTCGGATTTAGTGTCTCAGACGGCGGGGATATATGGTTTCAAGATGAAGAAAAAAACTGGGTCAGGACCATTATCACCGTGGGACGACTGTATGACGTATCCCCAGTAACATATCCAGCATATCCAGAGACATCATGTGCTATGCGGTCACTGGATGCAGTAAAGAGTAATATTCAATCACCAAAGGTGGACATTGGACACATCGAAACGTTGAAGCGTAAACTTGATGTGATGGCAATTAGTTAGTTTTTAACGGACTGTTGAGGAACAGACCCACACTACCATGCACCGTCGTGAGACGGAGCGAAAGGAGCAACATCATGAGTAAGAAACTTATGGAGCTTCGCGACCAGCGGGGCAAGGCGATTGCAGACGCACGCGCAATCGTAGACAAGGCAGATGCAGAAAAACGCGGTATGAATACCGAAGAATCTGCATCATACGACAAAGCAATGGCGGATGAAAAGCGGATAAAGGAAGATATCGACCGAGAAGAGCGTTTGCTTGATGCAGAACGTACTATCAACGTGAATCTGGAAGAGCAGCGCAAGCTTAATCCAGAGGGAGCTGACGTTGAAAAGCGTATGGCTGTTTTCCGCAAATTCCTGACCAGTGGCCGGGAATCCCTGAATGGTGAAGAGCTGCGTGCATTGACTGCTGGCACTGATACCGCAGGCGGCTTCCTTGCCGCACCTGAAACTTTTGTTAATACCCTGATTGCAGCGGTTAAAAACAAGGTTTTCATCCGTCAACAGGCAACTGTCATACCTGTGCCTAATGCCGTCAGCCTGGGCGCTCCTTCACTCGACAATGATGTTGACGATGGCGATTGGACACCAGAGATCAAGGCTGTTGCTGAAGATACTGGCCTTGCCTTTGGTAAGCGTAAACTGGAACCTCACATGGTTTCAAAACTGGTCAAAATCAGCAATGAGTTGATGCGCGTTGCCGCAATGAATCCTGAAACCATTGTTATGGATCGATTGGCCTACAAATTCGGAATTACCGAAGAAAAGGCTTTTTTGCTTGGTTCAGGATCTCAACAGCCGCTTGGCATCTTTACAGCCAGCAACGACGGTATTTCCACTGCCCGCGACATTTCCATTGGCAACAGTTCAACTGCAATCAGCTTTGACGGCCTGATCGCTGCTAAATATGCGCTAAAAGCACAGTATCAGGAAAAAGCAGCTTGGATTTTCCATCGCGACGCAATCAGCAAGATTGCTCAACTCAAAGATTCATATAATCGCTATCTATGGATGCCTTCGGTCATTACCGGACAGCCTGACACCATCTTGGGCAAGCCCGTTTATATGTCTGAGTACGTGCCTAACACCTTCACAACTGGCAAGTACGTAGGTGCATTTGCTGATTTCAGCTTTTATTGGATTGCAGATGCTTATGACATGGCAATTCAGCGCCTTAACGAGCTTTATGCCGTCAACAATCAGGTCGGCTTTATTGCTCGCAAATCAACTGACGGTATGCCGGTGCTTGGCGAAGCCTTTGCCCGAGTAACTTTGGCCTAATCAACCCATGATGCCCCAGTTAATAGCCGGGCATACGGAGGAATCACTATGAACATGAGCAAAATAACTAAGATCAGCCAAGCGATTACCACCACTAACGGTTTTGCTGGAACTACCGCTATCACTGGATCTGTACTGGATATGTCCAGCTTTGAATCGGCTATGGTGCTGGTAACTTTCGGGGCAATCACTGCCGGTGCTGTGACTTCAATCAAAATGCAGCAAGGCGATGCTTCTGACCTGTCAGATGCAACAGATCTGGCTGGGACCGGACAGACCGTTGCAGATACCGACGACGACAAGACATTTTACATTGATCTGGTCAAACCCACAAAACGTTATTGCCGCTTGTATGTAAGTCGCGGCACTCAGAACGCTGTTGTGGCATCTGCAACGTACATCCAGTACGGAGGCAAGAAAGTGCCTACAACTCACGGCGCTAACGTAGCCGGTGAAACATGGCAAACACCTGATGCCGGGACCCCCTAATTGAAGCAAGCATTGAAGCAAGCGTGGGGGCTGTAATGGCCCCCATGATTTAAAAAAGGTGAGAAACATGAAAGTGCGAATGTTGACAATTAGCGCAGGACCTGACGCAAGTCACTGCTGGAATCCTGGAGATGAAAGGGATCTTCCACAGGATGATGCTATGAAATTGATAGCAACCGGACAAGCGCATCTATTGGAGCGTAGCATCCCTGTTGAAACTGCCAATGTAACACAACCAGAGCAGGCAACAGTTGCACATCGCGGCAAGGCAAAGGTTTAAATCATGGATCTAATCCTATCAACTCCCCCGGAATTTGAGCCGGTTACATCTGATAACCTGATGGATCATTTACGTATTGGGTCGGATGATCTTGTCACATCAACCGCGTATCTTGGGGCTTTGATAACCGCAACCCGTCAGCATGCTGAAAACGTATGCCGTCGGGCGATGATTACCCAGCAATGGGAGCTATATCTTGATTGTTTCCCGGCCAACAATGGGGTCATTACCATACCTCTGCCACCTCTGCAAAGCATTAACAGCATAAAATATTTAGACGCTAACGGAACGTTCCAGACTCTCAGCCCCAGCAATTACGTGGTTAGTTCAGGGCGCGAACCTGCACAGGTCGCACCAGCCTATGACATCACATGGCCTGACACCAGAAGTCAGGCTGGGGCGGTAGTGGTAACTTTTACTGCTGGATATGGTGACAACCCCGATGATGTGCCAATGGCAATAAGGCAATGGATTTTGATGAACGCAGCATCACTCTATGAAGCGCCAGAGGCTGAAACCTTTGTGCAGGGTAGCGTGTCAAAAGTTGATTCCCGCACGCTAGCAGATGGATTGCTGGCGTCATATCGGGTGATTCAGTTTTGAGGACCGGACGGCTGAGACATAAAATCATTATTCAGTACCGCACCGCCACTACGGATGAATATGGTGGTCCGGTTCAGGTCTGGACTGATTATGCAACGGTGACTGCTGGCGTTGATTCCTTATCAGGCCGTGAGTTTTTGGCGGCGCAGGCTGCGCAAAGCGAGGCGTCGGTACGGTTTAACATGCGTTATGTGGCTGGTGTTGATGCTGAAATGAGGATTGTCTACAATGGCAAGTTTCACAACATTTTAAACATCACCGATCCAGAAGAACGACACCGCGAACTGATTATACTGACAACTCAGGGTGTAAACGAGGGATAGCAGATGGCAATTGAAGGAGACATCCAATCTCTGCTTGCCACGCTAGTATCTGGGCGGTGTTATCCGCTGGTAAACACCAGCACCACCATCATCAAACCGTATATCACCTATCAGGTGGTAAGCAGCGCACCTACAGTGAGCCTGGACGGTCCATCAGGGCTTGAGAACCGTAGAATGCAGGTCGATGTGTGGGCTGATACTTACGGAGCGGCCAAAGCTCTTGAGGTTGCCGTTAAATCTGCTATGCAGGGTGCGTATTTTGTCAACATACCCCTGCTTGCCCAAGATTTTTACGAAGAAGAAACAAAGCTGTATCGCGTATCAATGGATTTTTCAGTCTGGTCATAAGGAACGCCGTGAGGCAGTGCCGATTTTATCTACATGCAACGTCGTGATGACGTAGCGAAAGGAGCAACACAATGTCAGTCAACGCTCAGTTAGCCCAGAACACGAAACTCTACATTGCCGGTTCGTCCGGTAGTGCAAAGACCCTTACTGCTGCATCTGCTGGATTTCCTACTATATTGACATCAACCGCCCACGGTCTAGTTAATGGCGATATCGTAGCCATTGCCGGCATCACCGGGACCATCGGAACCGATGCAACCAACGGCCTGAACGGGAGGTCATTCACGGTTAAAAACGTGACCACAAACACCTTCTGCATCGAAGCCAACACCACCGTACTTACCTATACCAGCGGCGGCACGGCAACACCTTCAGCTTGGATTCAGGTTAAGGAAGTCAAGTCAATCAAGCCGTCCGGAGCGTCTGCTTCAAAGATAGATGTTACCGACCTGGACAGTACCACAAAGGAATACCGAACCGGTCTGGTCGATAACGGTACATTCAGTTCAGATGTTAATATTTTGGAATCTGACCCCGGACAAGCTGCAGTACTGGCAGCATTCAGCGCTGCAACGGTCAACAACTACAAAGTTGTTTCGCCGTCCAAAACCCGCACATTCCAGGCTACATGCCTTAAATTCCCAACCATCCCAGATTCTGCCGTTGATGGCGTGCAGACCGGTTCTGCTGAATGGCAGATCAGCGGATCAGTAACCGTATCGTAATGCAACGGGGAGGGTAACACCTCCCTTATTTAAAATGGGGGATCAAATGACACTCAGCAGATCAGAGCTGATTAACGAGTTCAGACTTGAAACCGAGCTGGTAGAACTTGGCGAAAACAAACATGTTATTGTGTCAGAAATCGGGGCAGAGGACTATATTAAACTGTGGACAAATCCAGAACATCAGAAAGAAGATGGCTCTGTTGATATGTCAAAGTTTAGCCCGGCGCTTGTTGCCTATGCAGTTGTTGATGATCAGAGCCAGCGTATTTTTGCAGACTCTGACATCCCGATGATAGCCAGATCAGCAAATAGGCCATTTATGAAGCTGGCAGAAGTAGCCCGTCGTCTTAACGGACTTGCAGGAACCGAAACAAAAAACTCCGAAGAGACAGCGCAAGAAGATTCCTCTTCAGGCTCTGTCTCAGTTTAGGCTATCCGCACCCTGATTACCTGCTGCCGTTGCTTACCGCTAGACAGCTTAACGAGTGGTGCGCGTATGCAACAATTGAACCATTTGGTGAGTACCGGTCAGAGTTGAGAAACGGGACGCTTTGCGCTCTTACAGCCAACATCAACCGTGACTCAAAAAGCAGACCTGAGCCATTTACAGCAACAGACTTTATGCACTTCCATGAACCGGTTGAAGAAAAGAAGCTGACACCGGAAGAGATTGAACAGCACCTTGACCGAATGTTCGGGACGTGAGCCATGCCAGATATCAAAACCGGAACGATCAGCATAACTGGATTATCAGATCTTGAAAAAAGGCTATCCGATTTCCCCGACAAGTTGGCACGCAACATCCTTGCCGGGGCGATCAGGGCCGGTGCCGTAGTGATTCAGAAGGAAGCGCGTCAATTGGCACCTATAAGCGACCGGCCGCATATGCTCGGTAAAGGTAGCAAGGCATTAGAGATACAACCAGGCACGCTCAAAAAATCAATCAAGGTACGGCTGGCACCACGAAAAAGCAGGGAAAGACCGATTGAATACTGGGTATATGTCAGCAAAAAGGCTTGGTACTGGAAGTTTGTAGAGTTTGGAACAAGTAAGATGGCTCAAAAGCAATTTATGCGCCCGGCATTTGACGGGAAAAAAGAAGCGGCAATAGAAGCGATTAGAATTTATATGTCAGCACGAATCGACAAGGAGGCTGCTAAAATATGAGTGGTCAATTAGGCGATCTTGTCGTTTCCTTAAGTGCTGACGTTGCTAGATTCCGCAGTGATATGGGTAAGGCTACTCTGGTAGCGCAAGAATCGTCAGTCAGTATATCAAGTGCGCTTGGTGGGGTGGAAAAGACAATAGCAAGTATTGGTAAGGCCTTTGGTGTAGTTACTGCGGCTCTTGCCGGTGGCGCTATGTTCAAAGACATGATCAGCACCACCAAGGAAGTAACCGGTGAAGTTGTTAAGCTTAAAAACTCTCTTGGCATATCAGCTGAAGAGGCCTCAGTAATGAGGATAGCACTTGGTGATGTTTTTCTGTCTGCAGACGATATTGCTGGGGCCGCTTCAAGGATTACCAAGCAGCTTGTTAAAAATGAAGATGCATTTAAGTCTCTAGGCGTTGCCACTCGTGACAGCAATGGTGATTTTAGGTCAACCACTGCAATCATGGCCGAAACAAACTCCAAGTTGATGGAGTTTAAAGAGGGTACTGATCGCAACGTTGAAGGGATAAAGATATACGGCAAGGGCTGGGAGGAAGCTCGCAAGACACTAAAGCTCACCTCTGAAGCAATGGAGGACGGAAAGAAACGAGCCGAAGAACTGCATCTTGTTATCGGAGATGATGGAATAAAGGCAGCAAAAGATTACAGGCTGGCAATGAAGGATATTGGTGATGTAGCTGAATCGGTTAAGTTTCAGATCGGTTCGGCGTTGATACCTGAATTGACAAAGCTAGCTGTCAGATTTGGGGATACGGCATCCAATGGTATAGGCCCATTTATTAAGGGATTGCATTCAGTGCAAGCCGAAATAATCAGGCTGGCAATGCTTGCTGACAAAGTGGGCGGCACAATGACCAGCATTGGCATGATGTTGTTTGCTCCTGGTAGATTGATAGGCAATAAAAACTCTTCTAAACAGTTTGAGCAGATGGCTGACTGGAACATCATGTTTGAAGAGAGGTATAAAGAAAAAGATAAGCAGTTGCAAACGCTGGCTAATCTTGAGGTGGGGCTTGATGCCAACGGTAACCCCATAAATAAAAAAAGTGCAAAAACAGGTGGCAGTAAAAGATCTTTAGGTGGTGAGCCCAAAGAAGGCAAAGACGACTCGCAACTGTGGGCATCAGCCCATGATAAATATCTGAATTACCTAAAGTCATTTTCTGCAAAAGAGGCTGAACTTGTCAAAACTGCTGCACAGGAACAGCTTGAAATAAATCAGGAAGCATGGGACTGGGGATTGATCTCTCAGCAGCAGTATCTTGCAAAGAAATGGGCGCTATCCGTAAATGAGATAAGCAGGGAAGTACAGCTAAAGCAGGAAGAGGTGCAGCGATATAAGGATGAGGTAGGCAAATACGCAAACGCTGAAGATGCCAAAGGTGCTGCAGCGTACCATGAAGCACTCCACAAGCAGGCTGTCGCAGAAAAAGAGTTGATTGCCCTTGAAGGCAAGCTGTCTGTAACACGGATGCAGAATTCCAACGAGTACAAAAAAGCTCTTTATGATCAAAATAAGCAACTTATGGAACTTCACAATCAGTTTTCCACACTGAACAATGACAACTTGACCGCTGCTTTATCTCAGCAGTCGCTTATACAGCAAAGTCCTGAATTTTTAAAAATATCAAAAGCTGCACAGGATGTACAAAAAGAGATATGGGCAAATCAAAACAAGTATTTAACAGATTCTAATTCAGTAATATCAGGAATGAAAGCGGGGCTGAATGAATATGCCAAAACAGCTAAAGACGTAGGGGCACAAGTCAAAAACTATATGTCAAACATGATGAAAGGCATGGAAGATGCCCTGGTTAATTTTGTTAAAACAGGAAAGCTCAATTTCAAGGATTTAGCTGATTCCATTATCAGCGACATGATCAGGATTGCCATACAAAAAAACATTACCGGACCACTGGCGTCGGCAATCGGTTCTTTATTTAGTCAAGCAAACGGAGGGGCATGGTCAAACGGCGTGCAGATGTTTGCCGATGGAGGCATAGTATCAAGCCCTACTCTATTCGGCATGGCTGGTGGTAGCATGGGTGTCATGGGTGAAGCCGGAGCTGAGGCTATAATGCCACTGAGGAGGACATCCAACGGAAGGCTTGGCGTAGATGTAGTCGGTGGTCTGCATGATGCAACAGCTCCAAACGTGTCAATATATATTGAAAACAAATCAAATGGAGAGGTCAAGCAGGGATCGACTAATTTACAGTTTGACGGCAAGAACTTCATTATCAGCACCATAATAGAGAACGTACAGCAAAATGGCCCACTACGCGGTCTGTTGGGTGCAGGAGCTTACTAATGGCAGCATTCCCCACATTGTCATCAGGGTTTCAATCATTCCCTGAACAACCGATTGATGACACTATCAAGAGTGATTCGGACGCTGGATATACCATCACGCGGCCACGCTTCACCAGAATCCGCCGTATATTTGGTCCGGTGGATATGGTGTTAAACCGGGTAGATCGTGATGCATTGGTGGCCTTTGACTCAACGGTAAAGGGCAGCACAATATTTACTATCGCGCACCCTGTCACAGGCGAATTGATAAAAGTCAGATTTAAGTCGGATGGAAGGGTTAAAACGGAGCCTGTGCTTGGTAGTAATCCAGCAAATAGGCAGTTTAAAGCATCATTTACATTAGAGGAAGTATGACCTACAATGAGGTGATTGCGTTTTCAAATGATAGTTGCTGGTCCAGCCGGAGGCGTTAGCCCGGATACTGGAAAAAGCGGAAGCCTGCCAAGTTAAGAAGTAATCATTTTGCAACGTTGTGACGACGTAGCGGAGATATATGAGACCCTTACCCCCTGCCATACTGCGTGCCGCCAACCGTCTGGATCAGGACAGCCCCTGGCTGATCCTGCTTGATATTCAGATCGAGGGCGAAGAAACCATGTATCTGGTGAACAACACCGAAGATGTGGTTTTTGAAGGCCGCACCTATGTTGCCTTTGCCTTTACGGTGGATATGCCAAAGGAATCCAGCAAGGGCGAGATCCCCAGTATCCAGCTCGCCGTTGCCAATGCCACTCGCACAATACAGACATATGTTGAACAGTACGAAGGAGGAGTCGGCGCTGGTGTTACCCTGCGGATAGTCAACGCCGGTCTGTTGGCGGAAAACTATGCCGAACTGACCACCAAGCTTACAATTATGGCCTGCAAGTGCAGCGCCCAATGGGTCACCTTTACCCTGGGGGCCATTAACCCGCTCAATAAGAAATTTCCACCCGACCAGTACATTGCCAACCATTGCCGTTTCCGGTTCAAAGGCCCGCACTGTGGCTATACCGGCACTGCCACGGCTTGCAACCGAACCCTTGATAACTGTCAGGCGCTTTCTAATTCAGCCCGTTTTGGCGGGCATCCTGGCCTCGATGGCCGAGGGATACGTCTTGTATAGCACCCCCGAATATACCGATCTGCTGGGCAAACGCTTTGAATACGGCGGACGTGGCCCTGATTCGTTTGACTGTTACGGCATAGCGGTTGAACTATATCGCCGCGCCGGTCTTACCCTGCCGGATTACACCAGCACCGACAGCCCCGAAGGTCAAGGGTTCGGTTTCGCGCACGGTGCTGAAAACCACTTTGACGTGGTCAATGGAGATCTCCATCCGCTGGATATCATCCTGTTTCAGGTGGTGCCCCGCTTTATCACGCACTGCGGTGTGTATGTCGGGCATGGTCGTTTTGTGCATATCATGCAGCGCACCAGCGTGGCCTGTGAAGAGCTGGCCAGCCCGGTCTGGTTACACCGCAACCGGGGCGTGTACCGGTTTAGGGGGGCGCTGTGAACGATATCACCCTGACCAAAGTATACAACCCGCTGAACCGTGCCGACCAGGACACCATCACCTGGCAGTACCGCCCCGGCCAAACCCTTGCCGACCTGATCGACCATGCCGGTAAAACTCTGCAGATGCGTGGAAGCATGTCACTGGCAGTATCAGTCAACGGCCAACAGATACCGGTTGACCAATGGACGCAAACCACCTTGGTATCTGGCCAGCAGGTTGTAATGGTGCCAGTACTGACCGGTGGAGGTGGTGGCAAAGACATCTTGAGGATGGTGGGAATGGTAATCATTGCCATTGTAGCGTCTATCGTGTCGTACGGGGTAGTTGGCGCAATGGTTATGGGTGGGTATTTGACATCTAGTGTCGGTATCTATGCTGCGTTTGGACTGACCTACGCGGCAGTTATGATAGGTGGTTCAATG